TTCAACTGACAACAGACAGCAATGGTGATATTTCTCTTGTTCCGAATGGTACTGGGGTTGTTAAGTTACATACTCACTGGCAGTTTGACGATTTAGCTTTTACTGCCCTAACGGATAATGATACTACCTTCAATGCATATGCGGGTAAGAATATTACCATTGAATCTGTTACATTTGATGGTGGAGTTGTTGGCTCTGTATCTAGCCTTACCTTTAATCTTGGCACGACTGTAAATGAGTTTAGCATTGATGGTACGCTTGGTGATAACTCAGATGATGCAGTGCCTACTGAGAAGGCAGTTAAAACATATGTTGATACTGTAGCTGCTGCGCAGGATGAGTTTATTGAGCTTACTGATACTCCTGGAAGTTACACAACTGCCAATGCGCTTTATACTACTAATGGAACACCTGATGCTATTATTGAGACTACAGTTATTCTGACTGAGGCTGCTAATACTTTTAACATTACGAAGGGAACCGCAAGTCTTGATATTGCTGCTGGTGCTGCTCTTGATGTGGATGCTAATTTGTCAGTAGAGGCCGCGTCTGCTATCAACCAAGATGTTACCTCAGATGCAAAGCCAGAGTTTGCTGGAGTAACACTTACGGCAGAAGTTGATTTATCTACCGGGGTCGTTCTTGACTGGAACTCAACAGACAAGCTTACACATTCAGCAAACATGATGACCCTTTCCGGATTTACATCATGGGACTTTGGCGCTGTAGCAACGCTTGATTTTGATGCTGGAGTTGTGTTTACCCCTGCTGGCAATGCTAATCAGTTGAATCTACTTGCTGGTGGTCAGAACATCATGGGTGCGGCTACTGCTCTTGGGGCAACAGCCGTTGGACATCTTGAGCTTCAAAAAGAAAATGCTCCTGGTGCCCTGTATTTGGCAAGGGCTGATGCTGACTTATCTGACGGCGAGAATCTTGGGGCTATTCGATGGGTTGGAAATGATACGCAATGGGTCACTTCTCAACTTGCTTCTGAAATAAGAACAGAGGTTAGCGGGGCACAGGCTGGTGCTCACCCCAAAGCGGATATTTGGTTTTATACTGCCAATACCGCCGCCGCCGATGTATCTGCTGGAATCCATGCAGACGGAATGCTTGACCTATATGGTGGGACCATCACTATTCTGGCGGGTGCGGATGATGAGGCAAAAACGCGCGGGGCAACAAGCAATAAGCAGTTTACCCTCGCCATGCCTCACTATAAGCTTGCAGAGGACTATGTTGGATTAATTCATGGTGATGTTACCAATGTTTCATCAATTCTCAACTTGGGCGGTATTTCGACAAATTACAATGCAGCATCATTTATTAGGATACTCGGAACAAGTGACTTTGAAGATAAAACAAAAGTTGCGGAAATAGCAAGATTTCAGGGTGGTGCTGGTGTTGCCCAGGTGATGGGGTTGGGGAATAGTTCGCTGGAAAGCTGGAAGTCTGATTTCACGGCGTTGCAGATTGGCACGAATGGTACATTATATAACTACAATACAGGAACACAAAACACCCAACTTGGCCACAATATCTATTATAGTTCTGGCAATGCCTATCGTGCTATTACAGGCGATGCCGCTGCAAGAATCTTTATGGATGACAACGGCACAATTCAGTTTACTGTATATGGTGCGCCTGCGGCTTTTGCTGGTGATGGGTCTGCCTCAGACAATTTTAGTTCAAGCACAACCGCCCTGACCATTGCCAATGATGCAAGTGCTACCTTTGGTGGGGATGTTTATCTCAACGAATCAAAGGATTTATATATAGTTGGTGCTGAATCAGACAAAGCCACAATATATATGTATGCAGATGAAGGTGATGACAATCTCGATAAATGGCGTGTTCGGGCTGGCGATGGTGGCTCGTTCACTATAGCTAATTACGGTTCAGGGGCATACAATTCAAGAATCACAATTGAATCAGATGTTGCTGATAACGGCCTTATCACTCTTAATGGTGGAACAGCAGGGGTTGATATTCGGGATGTGCTTACTATTACTGGAGCACAGGCTGATGCCGCAGTTTTAAATTTGTTTGCTGATGAAGGCGATGATAATGCTGACAAAGTTAGAACCGTCATGGAAGCAGGTGGTGCCTGGGCCTTTCAAACATATAGATCAGGTTCATGGACAGATGTATTCGAGTTGAGCCCCGATGCCGCCGGTGGTGGTACTGCTTCTTTTCCTGGAATTGGGTCAAATAAGACGATCACGGTTAATATTTCCGGTGGCACACGCATAACTTGCGCGCAAACGTATGGCAGCAACTACGGGTTATATGTAACAAGGCTTGATAGTTTGGCTGATTGGCAAGTATATTTTGACGGCACCAATGATGGAATTTATTATAACACATTCCCAAGTGGGCCACCAAGCTATCACGAACATATATTTCAAGTGCAGGGTGGTGAGTCTTTTAGAGTTACAAGAAACACTGGCGTGTCCGGGTTTGATGGTGGAAGATTCACCGGTGCCGAAGGGCAAGCAGTAGAACTTCACTTATATGCGGATGAAGGTGATGACAATGCCGATAAGTGGCGTCATGCGGTTGCTGATGGCGGAGTTTATACTCTAGAGCACTATGGCACCGGAAGCTGGGTTGCAAATTTAACTCATTCAGCCACAGCACTTTCTCCCGGTGTTACGGATGCACAGGCTTTGGGCACCACAAGTTTAATGTGGTCTGATTTATTTCTTGCCTCTGGCGGAGTTATAAATTGGAATGATGGGAATGTAACTCAAACTCACTCAGCATTACAGATGGAGTGGAGCATTGGTGATAATACTTTCACAATGAGTGATGGAGCATTCACTATTACTGCTGGGGAAGGTGATGGTGCTTATTTATATCTTTATGCCGATCAGGGTGATGACAATGATGATAAATATCGCCTTCAGGTTAATACTTCTGGAAACTTTAGCATTGAGTCTTATTCTGATGGAAGCTGGGATGCTGATTTTAATTATGACGGGAGTGCTGGAACATTTGGGTTCGGCACAGGTGCTCAATCTACAAATTTATTTTCAATAACTTCTACAAACAATATTACCAAAACCATATATGTATCTCATGCTGATGACGGCACAACTAATCCCGTGATTTTTGACATGACTTTATCTCACACATCTGGAGATACAACATCAATTTATGGTATAAATCAATCAATCGGAGCACAGGCTGGGTCCCCCAAAACCGGCACCATACAATATGCTTATGGTTATTATATGTCACTTGTCGGTAGTGATAACTCAGCAATAGTCCGAAATGCTTATGGCTTATATATCAATAAGGTGAAAGCGATAAATACAGATGCAGGCAATGACCATTATGCTTATGGCATTTACATTGCTGATGGCATAGCAGCTTCCGGTGGTGATAACAATTATGCCTATGCAATTTACTCATTAGCTCAGGAACCATCATTGCTGAGTGGTGAATTGCTTATGGCAAACCAGACTGCCCCATCGGCAGTTACTGGTTTTGCCCAGCTTTATGCGGCAACTGACACGGACGTTGAGTTGTACGGCATGGATGACGCTGGCAACGCCACCAAGCTCACACCACATGATGATCTGGGTGAATGGGAGTTTTATTCCAAGAATTGCAAGACAGGTCGGGTGGTTAATGTAAAAATGGAGAAGCTGGTCAGATTTCTTGATGAACAATTCGGCACGGACTTCTTCAATGAATGGACTGAAGAAATTGCGGAAGCATAGCAGACGTTGATTCGTTTGTGCTCAACTTTATGCGAAAGGACTGAACTGATGAGCGTCTTCCCAGGGTATAAGCCGAAGTTTGAAGTCAACAACGACTTTGCTAAGCTGGTGTTCAGTTTTCACAATGTTGTAGGTCATTTCTTTGGTTCAATGCTTATGGCTTTTCTGTTCTCACTTTTGCATAAAAGTCCAATTCTAGGCTTTCGTGATAGCTACGGTTTCTGGTTTGCTTGGGAAGTTGGTGATGGATGGAAGCCGTGGTGGAATGACAAGCGGTATAAACACTACAATACTGACCCAGGCTTAAAGGCCTGGTTCATAGCGAATTTTTTATTGTCAGATAAGTTTTCTATGCAGGACGCTTTCGTGTGGGACTTGTTTGGCGCTTTAATAGGTACGGTATTGGGTTCGGCTACCCTTTATCTTTTTAACTAAACAGAGGAGAAAGTACAATGAGTGATGTAAAACTGAAAGACCTTATTGATGGTATGTCTGGACTAGAGAAGCTTTGTGCGACTAATCTAAAGAATCTGGTTATGTCACGAAAGCTTGGAATGCTCAAACGTGAAATCCTGGAACATGTTGAGGAGTTTCAGAAGGTCCAAGAAAAGGCTTTTAAAGAAGCAGGTGCAGTTACTAAGACTGCTAATACTAAGATGGGTCCACGATCCTATTATACTTTTGATGATGATGCCGAAAACAAGACTAAAGCTGTAAATGATTCTCTTAAGGATACTCTTGAGGATACTATCGAGCTTCCTGAGATTCCGAAGATCACTCTTGATATGCTTAAGAAAGAAGAACATACTCTTACTCCAAATGATTTTCTAGCGTTGAGTTGGCTGATAGAAGAATAGAAAGGTCTTACTGTGTCTGGACACGATTGGTTGTTAGCTACTTTGGGCTTTATGCAAGCTGTTATGGTAGTCGCATTAGGATGGTTCATTAAGTTACTCTTTAGATTCAGCGAAAGCTTAACTGCTTTGAGGGTTGAAATGAGAGAAGATAACATCATAAGGGACGATCGTATTCGTACTTTAGAACAAGCACAGGTCAGGGACAATGAACGTTGGGAACATCTCAAGGAAAATATGAGTGAGATGAAGGAAAATATCTCAAGCGGTTTTACAGAGCTAAAGGGTTGGCTCGGACGTCTTGAGAAAAAGTTAGGTAGCTAGAGGAGTCTATTATGCCTTTCAACGCTTTAAAAACTATGATTTTGTCTTGGGCACTTGGTCAGCTGATTGTAATGCTCGCAAAATATGAGGATAGTATTGTAGAATATGTTAATAAGAAAGTTAACATTCCACGCTTAGATGAGGAAGATGAAGCAAAGGTCTATCGCAGCATTCTTCGTGCGATTCAGATGTTTGTAAAGGGTGAGTAAGTTGATGCTCACTGTTTACTTCTCTGAGAAGGAACTTGCCTGTCCATGTTGTGGAGAGATTCATATGGATAAGAAGTTTATGCAACTTCTAGAGCGTACTAGAATGTATGCGCAGATTCCTATGAATGTAAATTCTGGTTACAGATGTGAAAAACATAATGCTGATCCAGAAGTCGGTGGTAAACCGAACTCTTCACATCTTAGAGGCAAAGCTGCTGATATTGCAATTGCAACATCTTCTCAGCGTTTTACGATTCTAGCCGCTGCTATAAAAGCTGGGTTTACTAGAATAGGTATTGGTAAAACCTTCATCCATCTTGACTCGGATGACACGAAAGCACAAGAGGTTTCTTGGATTTACTAGCATGTATGTTCAAATTTTGATCAAGGATGTAAAAGGAGAAGAGGGTCTATTCTCCTCTGTAGACCAGGGTAAGAGAGGTTCTGCCTGTGTTGTAGGACCTCTCCCTCTTTATAACTATGCAATCTAGTATAATTACACAGCAACAAGACCCTGTGGTTAGGGCAATTTTAGAGCAGACGTATCTGCGTACAGATAAGTATGCTAAGACTTTTTATCCTAACAGATTTAATCTGCCTTTTAATCATATACTTCATGCCCCTATTTTTGAAGTAATAGACGCTGTTAATCCAGATGGTACTCCAAAATATCAGAAGATTGCAATTAAGGCACCTAGGGGTGTGGGTAAAAGTTCTATTGCTAAAACAGTTGCAGCCAAACGGATGCGTTTCCAGGCCTGCAGGTATCTTGTTTATATTGGTAAGACTTTTGATTTTGCTAGTCAGCAGACAGAGAACATTAAAAATGGGATGCTGCAGAACAAGATAGAAAATAAGATTTTTGGTAACATTAAGATTTCTGCTGGTGATGCTGACTTTTCAGCTACCTTTAGTAAGAAATCTTGGATGACCTCTTACGGAAATATAGTATTTCCTCGTGGTGTTAATCAGCCTGTTCGTGGTCTGCTTTTTGATTATGAGGGATTTTCTTATCGTCCTGACCTTATAATTGTCGACGATCTGGAAGATAAAAAGGAAATTCTTAATGATACTTTTCGTGCTGAATTAGAAGAATGGTTCTTTGCTGATGTAGTTAAAAGTGTACCTCTTGAGGGTGTTTCTAGGAATTGGCAGATTATTTATATCGATACTTTAAAACACTCTGACTCTCTGTTGCAGAAGCTTATTGATAATCCGGAATGGAAGACAGTAGAACTTTCAATTTGTGATGACGAATTCAAATCTTATGCTCCTGAATTCATGTCAGATGAGGCAATTCAAAATGAACTTAGAGAGGCAGAGCTTAATCCTCTTTTGTTAGATGTTTTTTATCAAGAACGTATGGGCAAACCTATCAGCGAGAAAAATCGTACCTTTAAGCCTGAGTTCTTTAAACGATATACTGAAACTTCTCCTGAGTTTCGTAGAGAGATGATTAACGGTGAGATTCAAACTGTTGTTCTACATGATCCTGCGAAAGAGGTAAACCCCTCTAATGCTGATACAGCTATTGCTACTATAGGAGTTAATGTACGTCGTAGGAAAATTTATATTCGGGATATTGTTGCCGATAAACTTCATCCGGAAGCACAGTATAAAACTGGCGCAGATAAAATAGAACAGTATAATGCAATTCTTCTAGGTGTGGAAGAAAACAGTCTGCATGAGTTTATTGCTTATCCATTTAAAGAGTATCTAAATCAAAGGGATATTGAAGTTGAGTGGATGAACCTTAAACCAAGGAGAGGCTCTTCTAAAGGCACAGGAAAGATAGAGAAGATTGGCGGATTAATTTCCTTCTATGAAGTTGGAATGATTTACCACAATGTCGATCTACCAGCTCATCCAGAAAAGCCTCATCAAGACATTCTAGAAGGGCAACTTTTAGATTATCCTAGGGGAAAACGGGTTGATGTGGCAGACGTAGTTTCTTATATTATACAGGTTTTAAATGAGTTCTTTGTGTACTTTGATACCCTTGGACCTGACATGCTGGAGGCTCGCTTAGAGGAGCAGGCTTTATCTGAAGAGGAGCATTACTATGAAACAGCAGAAGAGTTGCCAAACGATTGGGCTACAATGAAATGAAAAACAAATTTCAGGCTACATACAGTAAAGATGGTTTATCGGCACATAAGTACCGCTATAAGTATCCTTTTGGTTTGAACCTAGATCCTAATGGTGAGTATCATAAGCAATTGCTGACTGCTATAAAGTCATTTATTCAGCAAGGATACAATCACGTTTCACAAAGATTCTCTGATTGGGATGCTATTTCTAACACTCTTACTGCCTATATTTCTTCTAGTGAGGCTGAGAATATTAAAAAAACTACTGTATCCAGCCCTCTTATTGTGCCTATTAGTTTTGCCAGTTTGCAAACTCTTTTGACCTTCATGATGTCTTTCTTTTTGCGTGAGCCAGTATTTAGGTATACAGGTACTGGAGGGGACTCAAAGGACAGGATAGGTGCTTTACTGCTTGAGATGCTTGTCCACCAACAAGTTCGCCGTGAGGCAATGGGCTTAAATTTTCATACTTTCTTTCGTGATGCCTATAGCTATGGTTATGGTGTTATGGTACCTTCCTGGATTACGCAAAGTAGGATTATTCGTAAAGAGAAGGACGTAATGCAACAGGGCCTTTTTGGTTCATATAGAGTTAAACGTATAGAGGAAGTAGAAGAAGTTACCTATGAAGGTAATAAACTTTCAAATGTTGACCCCTACACATTTTTCTTTGATCCCTCTGTTTCTATTTCAGATATACAGGATGCTGAATACTTTTCTTATCTTGAGCGTACTAACCTTACGTCACTGATGAAGCTAGATGACCCAAAACTTAAAAGAAATGACGGTCTTTTTAATATTAAGTACTTACGTCATATCGATGGAAAAAGCAAATGGTATTATGAGGGTGGTACTGTAAAACAGAAGAAAGGAGATTCCCTAGAGAGTTTTTATTCACCAACTACTCCCTCTACGCAGGATGTTATACATACTTTTATAGATCTTATTCCTAGTGAATGGGGACTTGATTCAAGTACTGAAGTGGAAACATGGCTTTTCTCTATCTCAGGTGATGAAGTAATTATCGATGTGCGTCCAATAAATTCTGAGCATGGTAAGAAGGATATTGTCACTGGATCTCCTGATTTTGATGGCTATTCTGCTACTCCTACTTCCAGATTGGAAATGATATGGCCTTTGCAAGATACAATGGACTGGCTTTTCACTTCTCATATTGCTAACGTAAAGAAAGCTATCAATGATATGCTTGTTGTAGACCCAAGAATGGTCTACATGACAGATCTCATGAACCCTACTCCTGGTGGTCTGATTAGACTTAAGAAGTCTGCATGGGGACAGGGAGTTGATAAAGCTATTAAGCAGCTTAATGTTACTGATGTTACAGGCTCACATATAAAAGACACCGGTGTAATTTCAGAAATAGTTAAACAAGTGTCTGCTGCTTCTGATGTTGTATCTGGAAAGCTTCGCCAGGGTGGTGAACGTGTTTCAGCAGAAGAAGCCGGTAATGCTTGGGAATCTTCATTAGGGCGTTTACGTAAAGATGCTATGATATTTTCTTTACAGGCTTTTTTACCTCTTGGACTAATGTTGGGTTCTAACACTGTTCAGTATATGTCTCGTACTTTTAAACAGCGTCTTACTGGTGAGTGGGAACGTATTTACAAAGAAGAGGCTGGAGTTGATAATGCTGTGGCTACTTTTTCAAAAGAGACTATTGATATAAATACGGATGTTACTATCAATGATGATCTTTCTATGCTGTCCCAGGGTTCGGCTGAAGCTTTAGGAAATGTTTATCAGAGCCTTCTAGGTAATCCAGAACAGGCTGCTAAGTTTGATATGGTTAAGATTTTTATGGCACTTGCTAGGGCTTCAGGCGTAAATAATGTACATGAGTTTATTGCAAACAAACCTGTACAAACAATGTCTGATGTAGAAATACAAAAACAGGTAGCAGCTGGAAATATTGTTTCAGCAGAGGAGGCTATCAATGGGTAATATTACTATTAAACTTCCGGAGTTTATGAAGAAGGCAAAACCTGAGAAGGCTATTCCTATTCCTAAAAAGCCTAAGGAACATAATGAGGAAGTAGCAGATTTATATAGAAGCTCTCCTGCTCATTTTACAGAATTTCTTGATTCTGTAGTTTGGGCAGATATGAAGGTTGTACTCGAAGGTATGGCCTTTGCTTTGCAAATACAGTTGGAAAATGCAGACGATATAAACACAGTAAAAAATCTGCAAGGCGCTTTACGAATGGTCCGTTTTATGCAGTCTCTTCCTGACGAGATACTGGATGAGATGCATACACAAGAGGAAATAGACAAGTTACAAGAAGAGGAGAATGAAAATGCCGAAGCCTGATACTTTGCTTGATGAAGACATCCAGCACGAGGGAGGTGATCCAAATTTTGATCCCAGCATGTTTGACCGAGAGCGTGGTCCTCAGATTTCTGAAAAGAAAGAGGAAAAATCTGATACTGATGATAAAGATGAGAAAGTGGAAAAAGGAAAGGACAAGGATGAGAAAGACGCTCAGAACAGCGAAGAGGACGAAGTTTATTTAGATGACCTTAATCGCGATGATCTTCTGCAATACATAGAAGACGAAGAGCTGGATATTGATACAGACGGCATGAAGGATGATGAACTTCGTGAGGCTATTGAAAAATACGATCCAGACAAAGAAAAAGATACTAGTAAGAAAGACACAGAGGATAAAGAAGAAAAGGAAACTCCTGAAGAAACTATCAAGCGTCTTCTTAATACTGTAAACACTCTTTCTGCTAATCAGTCAGTTGCTACTGTTGAGTCCGGAAACTTAAAAGTTGAGGACCAAAACTTTGTAACTAAAGAAGAGTTTGAGGATATACAAAGTGCGGATAGTCCTGAAAAGCTAAACGCCACTCTCAATAAGGTCTTCAAGAAGGCTATCGAAACTGCTACTTCTGTTAATGCACAAGACCTTGAACAGCGTGTATCCTCGAAGATTTCTGCTATTCGTATTGCAGAAAGTTTTTACGCTAAGAATGCTGACTTACAAGACGTACAAAATTATGTCAGTCGTGTAGCGCAAGAAATGCTACAGAAAGATGAGAATAAAGATTTGACACTGGCTGAGCTCTTAGATAAGGCAGGGAAAGCTACCCGAAAGGCTTTTGGTCTCCCCGATCCTGCCAGTAAAAAGGGCGGAGATGAAGACATTTCCACAGCACACAGTCGCTCAAAGCGAGTACCTGCACCTAGAGGTGGCAGGTCTAAACGTAGGGTAGTACGGCAACGGACTAAACAATCTGAAACCGCTGAGGGGATTGAAGAACTTGTTAATCATAACAAAGCAATGAGGTTTTAACATGGAAGGTTCTGGACGTTTTACTCGTCGGAACGTTGATCTTGCGGACCGCGGGATCACTTTCGTTGAAGAAGCCACTACATTGGGAATTGATGATGATTGCGTACATTGTACTGCAAATACATCTACAGGCGACTATACTGTCGTTCTCCCTCCGGTAGGGCTTTACAAGGGTCGTATGCTTTTTATCGGCGCTACGATTGCTAATAATAAGGCCGTGACACTTACTGACAATAATGATGATGCTGGTTATAGTGATCAGACTTTGGATACGGATGATGACCATCTGCTTCTCTATTCTGATGGTATAACCTGGCGCGAAGTCATCGATGGAATCGCAGGGTAAGGAGATATGAGCTATGTCTGATGTACCTATTCCTGGAATGATTGGTCCTGGAGACTTTTCTTCCGACCGCCGTCCTGAAGACTGGACACAAGGTATGCTAGCCATTGATCCTAACGGTGATGTGGTTCTAACTTATCTGTTGTCAGTTCTTCCCAAAGTGAAAGCCACTGATCAGAAGTATCATTGGCATGATCGTCTGAGTCCTGGTTTGACTTACGACATTACTGGCCTCTACACGAACGCGGCTCTTTCAAGTGGCTATACTTCTGGCGGGGCTGTTGGTGATACGTTGTATGTTAAGCTGGCTGAGAATGATGCCAAGAGCTTCCGTTCTGGTGATCAGGTCCTCCTGCGTGACAATAGTGACGCTGATGTGGACAAAAATGCACTTGTTTCTGCTCGTCAGCTGAATGGCGCTTCTAGCTATCTCATGGTCAAACTGCTTGAAGCAGATGCGACTACTGATGGTAGTCATGATTTGTCTGACGCTGATAAGATTGCAAGTGCAGGTACTGCTCAGGGAGTGGGTTCACCTATTCCTGATGCAGTGACTTATGCTCCGACAGCCTATGAGAACTATACGCAGATTTTTGAAGAATCTCTCGATCTGTCTCGTACAGGTCTCAAGACTTCTTTGCGTACTGGTGATCCCTATCTGGATGCGAAGACGTTGGCACTTCAAAACCTGCTTAAGAAGAAAGAACGTGCTTACTTCTTTGGTGTTCGTTATGAGGATACCGATGAAAAGGGCAAGTCTCGTACTTTCACTGGCGGGCTGCGTTGGTTCTTGAAGCAGTATGCTTCTGACAATGTTTCTAACTATGTCTACGATGCTACCTATACAGCCAAGACCTGGCTGCAGGGTGGTGAGGACTGGTTGGATGAGAAGCTGGAACTCATCTTCCGCTATGGCTCTGATACTAAGTTTGGCATCTGTGGTTCAGGTGTTTTGCTTGGTTTGAAGGCGCTTGCGAAGAACAGCGCTTACTATCAGATCAATCCGCGGACTACTGCCTATGGTCTTAAGATCATGGAGTTTGTTACTCCATTCGGTACTGTGTATTTCAAGAAACATCCTGGTTTCATCTATGATGATGTCATGCGTTATACTTCTTTCATTCTCGATACGAAGTATATGTATGATCGTGTTATGGATGATATCAAGTTCAAACCCGATCCTAATAAGGGTAAGGGAGGCCACGGCTCTGTCGATGGTGTTCTGGAATCCTTCTTGGGAGAATCTGGCTTTATGCTTCGTAACATAAATGCTCATGGTTTGCTCCAGGGATTTGGCTTGGATAACTCACTATCTGAGTAACAGTCAGTTTCACGGGTGGGGCAGGTTTTTACTTGCTCCACCCTTGATCAAAAAATGAACAAGGATGTATAGAAAATGGCACTCCAAACATTAGCAGAGCTTAGGGCACGTTTTGTAGAGATTACGGGTCGCTATGATCTTCAGGACCCTGATGACGGTTCTGATAATGGTGCCAATTTGTATATTCAACAAGCTTCTCAAAAGCTGTATGAGAAGTATGATATTCTTCCGAATAAAGCTTTCATGGCTTACACAATACCTGCTGGGGCTAATCTGGTACCTACGCCTAATCTGATTACTCCAAGGCAATGTTACTATAAAAATTCAGATGGGAACAAAACGGAAATCGGTATTGTAGATCGTGATACCTTTGAAACTTCATGGCCAGATGTTTTACGTGGTGCTGTCTATGAAGGAGAGGTTTCTTTTGATAGCGATGAAATTACAGCTGATGGTATTAATTTTCTTGCTTATGGCTTCTATGTAGGTATGACTTTAAGAGTGTCTGGCACGGAAGATAATAACGATGATTTTACTATTACTGCCGTAGAGACAGGCAAGATAACAGTTAGTCAAACTTTTACAACAGAGGCTTCGGTTACTTGTAAAATGGCTGGGTATGAAAATACTCCTGGGAATCCAGAATATGCCAGGCCTATAGGTTTAGGTATTGCTGGATATCAGCCAGTTTATGATGGTAACATAGGTCTTCTCTTTGATACTCCGTTTAGTACTGAGACTCTACTCTATATAGAAGGCTACTATGAAGTACCTCTTGTAGAAGAGACTGATAAAAATTACTGGACGATTAATCATCCTTTGATCATTATCTTCATGGCTGCCTACCTTCTTGAAATTACCTATAGAAATACTGCAGGTGCTAATGATTGGATGAGCGCTCTTAACGAACAGCTTGGCGATCTCGAAATGCGCTATGAGTTTTATAATAATGTAAATGTTATCCAGATGCGAGAAGGTTACTAATGAAAGAATTTATTATACCTCTCAAGGATGCATTTACTAAGGGATTAAATCCTGAAGGAAAGATTGATGCTGCTTCGAATCCGGAACAGATTTACGGAGTTAGAGTAACTAAAAGTGGTATCAAGCTTTTTAATTTTCAATCTCTCCTTGATGCATTGCCTAATGATATAGGAGAAACTCTTACCTTTACAGCTCTTTATACAGATCACGCTATCTCTGTAAATCCACCTTTTCCGCAGATGCTATCAGTTGGCACTTTGACAGCGTTGCTAACTCCTACAAGATTTTTCTATTTGACATCTACTGGTGGTCTGAATGAACAAAATTTGTATGATGCCTATAACACATCTGATGTTGCAGAGGCTCTAGGTAATAATATTTGGCAATATGCTGTTATTGGCGATACCTACATTCTTACTAATGGTAAATCTTGTATATTTAAACGTCCATCTTCTCTTAAGCATTATGTAGAAAATACAATACCTATTAATGCTTGTGCCTACTATAAAGGGCATATTGTACGAGCAGGCTTTAGTATTACTTCTTATGAAAATGATGAATGGGGTTGGTATAGATTTGAGGAACGGCAAAGGGTAGGCAGTTTATATCAGTCTTACTTAACACGGAGTTCTATAATGTGGACTTCCGTTAACGCACGTGATCTTTTCTGGCTTTACTATCCAGAAGAAGCTTTCGAAGATTATGAGGGCTTGGAAGATTACGACATATATCGTGATTGGCTTTCGAGAAACGACTCTGGGTCTATGACACTTTCTTCATTAGGGGAAATACTTGTTCTGAAACAGCTAGGAGAAAACCTGATTGCTTATGGGACAAAAGGAACTGCTGTTCTCGGGTATCAGGTTTCTCCCTTCCCCTCTCTTACTGTTGAAAAGGTTTTTGATTTTCGTATTGCATATCCTCAGTCTGTAGCAGGTGATGTGAGCGGTCATTTATTGGTTTCTACTACTGGTGAGTTAATCTACTTATCCGTAGAGGGCCCAAAATATCTAGGATATGGTTCTTATTTCCCAACCAGCTCTGGTCCTTATACTGTTTTGCATAATGCCGATAAGCAAGAATTCTATATCTCTTGTGCTACAAGTTCTTTTCTCTATAATGGTGAACTTGTTAATTTGCAGTATATAGCAACTTCATATATCAATCTTGACGGATATCCTTTAATTATTTATCGATAGGAGATAACAATGGAACATGCAAAGACTGCGAAGTTGAAAGGTACCATAACTCATTTTCAAACTGATTTGAATGATAATGAGATTCCAGGTACGAGAAAGACTTCTCATAACTCGATTGAAGATGCATTGCTTGCTTATCTAGCTCATTGCATTGCTTCTGATCAGAATTTAGCATTGGATGCTTTATTCGATGATGAAGATCCTGCTACTGCTGTAGGTGGTGGTAAAACAGACGGTATCGGTTTCTACAATGCTGGTTTGCTTGAAGTGACAAAGTGTTTTGAAACTACCAAGAATGATGGTGGTGATGGTAGTGAAACGTATGTAGAATTTTACGGCTTTGTTACTGGAGCTTTCACTCTTAACGGAGTCCTTCAGCTTGGTTATCTACTGGCTGATGGAGGTGGCGGAACTTATAACTTTACAAAGATTTTCGCTTCTTACACTATTAATGAATCTGTAGCCGCAAGCCGCAAGTTTCATTTTTATTGGAAAATCAGCTTAAGTTAATCATGCCTGTAAACTACCAAGAAACTGGCTTTACAAATATGGTGCTGACTAGTGCTTCTGGTGCTGTCTTAGCTATATATTTGTATAATTCTGGTGGAACATTGCTAGCACACTTTAATAGGGATGTTGGACCGATAGATAACTTTACTAGTGATACTACTGGAGGTTCTACTCAAAGCATCAGAATTATATTTGAGCTTGTTGGTGGTGGTGCATTAGGTTTTAGTGCAGGGGATACTCTAGCCATTACTGGCTCTAGTATTTCTTGCACTGTAAACCTTAGTGATGATATAGCAGATGGGGATGAATTTTGGCTGGATAACAATGGCGTTCTCTTTGATAATCAAGCCCTTTCCATTATAGGTGAAGAGGGTGATCTAGATACTGAAAGTATTTCTTTTACTGAAGATGACGAGTCTGATGAGTACAACTTTGAATACGTGGATACCCTGGGACTCTCCGCTGGTACTGAACAAGAAACCGAAGTTGAGTATACAGAAAACATAGTTGCTGAATATACTATTGATAAAGAAACTGCCTTTAAAGAATTAGTTAACTTGATCAAGGTTGGTAGTTCAAAAAGTGTAGATTCTGAAAAAGGCACATTAGATTCGTTTTTTCTAAAAGATTCCGTAGAAAGGGAATTCTTTACTGAAATACAGCAGCCTCTTACTCTATCTATGGATTATGATCTTTCAACAAAGTATGTAGAAGATGGATTAAGTGTTCAGGGGAGTAGTCTATTTACAGGTCAACTAGGTTTACCCTTGAATTCATCTGATTTGCCAGAAGATCTCGGGATAGGCTTAGAAGAATGCATCTTTGTAAAGTATGGACCATTAGACTTTGATCATAGAGGTTTAAAACATTTAGTAGCCGTAGAGCTTTTTCTAAATACTTCGGATGATGTATATTGCGCAATAGATTATAAATATCAAAATGCTAATTCTTATAGATCTACAGTATTTAGAAAGCTTCAATCAAATGGTATCTTTAATGTTAATATAACTGCTACTTTGTTTAAGTTGAAAATTCTTATTCCTGAGAACACAGATACCCAATCTGTTAAAATAAACTTCTATGTTAAATACGTAGATAAAAGAGCTATCAGAGGAGTTAACTTAGGATGATTACAAAAATTTTACCTACTAAGATAGAAGAGCATTGGAAGGCTATTGCTGCTTACTTGGATAAGGTGATGCCTCCAACTCCATATGGAACTAAGATTGATACCGATTATTTAAAGACTAAGGTTATCACAGAAGAAATGTCCTTGTGGCTTATCTATCAAAATGAAAAAATAAATGGATTATTGATTACTACCTATACGAAAGAAATCACATCTGAAAAAAGTTCTTTATTGATTTATGCCATTGTTGCATTTGAAAAACTTGACACGGCTTTAATAAAAGAAGACTTTAAAACTCTACAAAAGTATGCGAAAGAGACGGGTGCTCAATATATTTCTGCATATTCTAATGTGCCACATGTAGTTAAGCTTGTGCAGGATCTTGGTGGTAATGCTGAATATGCATATCTAACCTTAGGAGTAGACCAATGAGCGGTGGTGGAGTACAAGAAGTTCCTACTCATGTACAGAAGGTACATCAGTTATTATTGCAGGGCGGTAAAATAACGGCTGCTGGTGATTTAGAGTCCGCTGAATGGATGATAGACTCTACTAAAGATTTTTCTCATACTTTAAGTCAACTTTTAAATAAAGCAACCCCTTGGACTAGGCATTATTACTACAATCCAGAAATAATGCTAAATACGCTCAGTAGTGATGTGAGAAGTGCTTACTCAAAAGAGTTTTTAACCTCTACAATTACTGATATGCGAACAAAGGCACAGGAATTAAGAACACTTTTAGAGGATTTTTCAACCACTGATCTTAAGGATGATCTTTTAGAATTGTCTGCGGCAGGTCGTGAGGTTGCGGATGCAGAAGTATTAGCTGCTTTTGACGATTTTAAAACAAAAGCATCAAGCGCTTTGACTGGACTAAGCACTTCTTTCAATACTGAATTTTCAACTGCGCTTACAGATACTTTCGATAGTGTAAAAACAAAAATCATAGAAGTAGCGGAAAGCTATGATGCAGATTCTGCTGCCAGTACTTTGAATACTATTGCCAGTGAAGCCCTGAGCTTGGTTGAAGCTAAGGTTGATAATCTAGTTACCAAAGTAGCAAACATAACTACAGATTTTAGCTCTCAAATTAATAATCGAGTTAGTGCATTTGAAGACGCTACACTTGCAGAACATCAAAGAGCAACAGCTAGACTAGTATCTTCTTCTGGACAACAAGGTTCTAATTTTTCTACTGGTCTTTCTATGGCATTGTCTTCTCTTGAGAGTGAACGTTTGAAGATGATCAGTGATTACAGGCAGAAAGTAATTTCTGATCTTCAAGACAAAGTACTTGCTGTATATACACAAACAGATTCTTACTTGACACAAGGCAATCAAGCCTTAATTGCTCAGATTTCAAATAGAGTAAGTCCTGTTATCTCTATGTTTGGAAGCTATCTGCAGTCTCTTGTAGGCATGGTTACTAGCCTTGCTCAAGGAATGCATCAAGGAGTGGCTAATTCTAATGCCAGAGCTTCTGGTACTGAGAGAGTAATGACAGCGCCCTATGCTAGTATAAAAGCCGAGAAAGAGAAAGCAACTGATGTTGCACAGTTGAATGCTTTTGCTTCTTTAGTTAATAATAAACAGCGTTCTTATGAGCTTGAGCTTAACTATAGAGACTTGCTTATGCGTGCTAGTAGTTATGTAATACAAGCACAGGATAATTATTACAATACAAAAGCTGAAATATATCTACAAGATGTGCTATGGAACATGGATGTGTGGATGAAAGCTGGAAATTTTCTAGGAGCCCCAGGAGCTTCCATTGCGCCTACTTTTGTACCTGATAAAAAATCTCAGACAATGTCAGCTGTGGCTACTGGAGCAGCGATAGGAGCTGCAGTTGGTGGACCTGCCGCGCCTTATACTGCAGTTGCTGGAGCACTTGCTGGACTTGCCGGTGCTGTGTCTGGTTAATAGGAGTTTTGTATGCCTAACAATAAAGACATTCCTGTAGCATTAACAAAGGTACCAGGTGATAGGCTTGGAGAGCTTATTCGTGGAGGTCTGAGTAAGCTGTTTAATACTGAAGCTATTATGCCTGATACACTACCAACCGTGCCCACTGGTCTGCCAGAGGAGCGATTGCCTTTAGATTACGGAAGAATGCAGATACCCAAAGCACAAGCGATTAATCAGGTACCTCAGGTTACGCAGGGTGAGGTACAGACAGTGGGGCCTGTTTCAGCTCCTCAGTCTAATCAAGCTCCTCAGTCTAATCAAGCTCCTCAGTCTAATCAAGCTCCTGCAGTAACTAAGGATCCAAAGACTCCTGAGAACGATGCGGCTAAAACACTTATTGATTTAATGGCTCCTTCTGGAGAAACACCGACTACTCTTACTAATCAAATTCTTGATGCTATATCTGCCAATACTAGGGCGGGTATGGATGTTACCAGTGTTCCGGACTTAATAAAGGGTGATAGTGCATTAGGTGTACTTTCACCAGAAGCTGTTGCTGGTACTAGAAAGGTCCAAGAACTTAGCCCTGATAAATTTAGTGTTAAGTCAGGCCTACCTGCAGAACCTGAAGATGGTGTGTCTGAATTTGGTTTTGGCAATGGTAAACTCAGGGATTATCTAAGTTCTGGTAAAGGTCAAATGCTCTTTGCTAATATCGCAATGGCTCTTTCACAACCAGGATCTTCCAATTACGAGGTAGCAAAAATGTTAAGTGAGCAGGGCAGAGCAAGGGCTTTTGAAGAAGGGGACTATTCTGTCCTTACTCCTCAAGAACGTATTGCTGTTGCTCAGCAGAAAGTTACTGAACAAAAAGTAGATGTAGAAGGGAAAGAGTCTGCTGCTCGTACTGAGGAGATTGTGAATAAGCCTGTCATTGAAGCAAAAGCTAGGGAGCAAGAAGCTTCATTAGAAAATCTTATAAAAGAGGGAGACTTTGAACGTGCTCTTGAGTTGAACTATACTAAGCAGTATAATGATTTTCAAACAGCAAAAAGTCTATCTGAACTTGAGACAGCTACCAGATACGGCCTACAGAGAAATCAGATTATCGCTGAATCTATGATGGCTACAGCCAAAACTGAAGCAGAGAAAACACAAATGGCTACGGAATTAAAACAGGACTCTGCTAAGCTCATCAGCACACACTCTAAAGAGGTTTGGGGTAGAATTTATGATACAGAGAAGACTGGACTAGAGCAGACAGGCTATGTGCTTAGGGATTCTGAACGCGCCTTGAAAAAGTTTGCACGCCAGATGAATTTCGATATGGAGAATTGGGTTGAGGATGGTTTTGTCGATCCTGAAGTAGCTGAAAGCTATATGCTTGGTGCTTATCAAGAGGCTGTATTAGGCTTGAAGGGTGTGGAACAGGCACAGGTACATAAAGAGTCTGGTACTATTGTGGCTTCTCAGAAGCTTAAAGGTGGTAACACTCTTGGAGTACAGTATGATAAAAATTTCAATATTATCGCATGGCGTGTTTTTGACCCTGAAGGTAAAGCCATAGAAGAAGGGGAAGGTTCGTTACCTGAAAAGTTTGGAGATAACAAATGACCGATCCCTTTGAACTGATAAATCCTGCTACTGACAAATCTATCCTTGATCAAAATGTGAACAATGATCCTTTTTCTGTATTGTCCACTAAAGAGGAAGAGGATAAAGACGACCCTTTCTCTCTAATTAACCCGCAAACCAGCGCGAAAACCGCCCCACGTGCGGCCACAGCCGCCCCACACGGCCGCTCGATTGGTAAACCTGGGTCAACCCCTACCCCTAGAAAAACTGGCCTAGAAATCGCTCAGACCAGTCAAGAAAAGGAAGACGAGTCTAGATTTTTAAATAGCGTTCAATACTCCTGGGATGCCACTAAAGCTAATTTCCTATCTCTTTTTGGTTATGATAAAGAGGCCGAAGAAATTCTTGCAAGTAGTAATACTGAGAATGCAGACAGAGGTGATATCGGTGGTTTTATGGGATCTGCCATCTATAATATCATCCCAACAGTAGCAGCCTCTGCTGCTGCCATGTTTGCTGCGCCCCTTACCGCGGCTGTAGTTGGTACAGCAGCCACTGCCTATTTTGTTATGCAATCCATGGGGCAGGCTCAAGGAGAGATTTACCGGAAGGAACAGGAAACAGGAGAAGACGTTCCCCTGACTACTGAGATCGGTGTTACTCTTGGACATGGTATTACGACTGCTGTTGTTGAGAGGCTTGGCATTAGCTCAATGACTAAAGCTGCTAGACTTCTTAATGCAAGGCAGCTCGTTTCAGTTGGTAAACATTTTTCTAATAGGGAATTCGCAAAAGCCAGTAAGATTATTGCAAAGAGTTTTCCTAAAGCTTTCCATCAGGCAGGTATGGCAGAGGGTGCTGAGGAAGCATTAGAAAACACTATTCATAATGCTATGTCTATGCTTTATGATGAGCAACGTGAATTGCGTGATGGCTTGTTGATGTCTATTGCACAAGGTTATGTTGCTGGTGGTCTTGGTGGTGGAGCAATGAGTCAGGCTCGCAGTTTCAGTGGACGAGAGCTTACAAGAGCACAGGCACAGATTGACGAATTTATTAATCAGCAATCGGCTATTATCTCTAAAGAGATTAGTACCTATAACACTGATTTTATACAACCCACTGAATATGGTAGTCAAATCATCTCTAGTCAGCTTAAGCCTACTGGCTTTAGAAAGATGGAAGGAATAAGTCCTGAAGCTAATGTGTCAGAAGATTCTATAGTATCTTACATAAGCATGAATCCTGGAAAGACCTCATTAGAATGGAATCTTGAAAACCTTGAAACAGAGGTAATAGAAGGGACTCCACAAACACCTTATCGTCTAGGTGTACCTCTTGTA